TTAATTTATATTTAAATTCACCAGCTTAATGCGAGATATATAATATGTGAACGGATATATCTACATATTAACAGACACTCGCAACGGTAAGCAATACATTGGCAAACACAATGGTCTTAAAGAAGACTATTGGTGCTCAGGTCTTGTACCAAATAGAATAGCTAATAAACATGGTCGTGAAATCTTCACAAGAGATATACTAGAAGACGGTATAAAATCTGAAGAACTACTAAACGAGCGTGAGGTATTTTATATTGAAAAGCACAACACGTTTAAAAACGGTTATAACGCCACATGTGGGGGTGAAGGTGGTAACTCATGGACAAACCTTAAAACAGAAGAAGAGCTTGCCAAGATAGCCCATACCAAATCTAAGAAGATGAAAAACAGAAAGTTCTCAAAAGAAACTATTGCTAAGATGAAAGCATCACACAAAGGCAAGAAGCTTACTGAAGAACATAAAAAGAACATAGCAAAAGCGGTTAGACTTAGAGGTGGAATTCCACATACCGAAGAAACAAAGCGCAAGTTATCAGAATTAAAAAAAGGCGTACCTAATCCTAAACTTTCTGAAATTATGAAGTATAATGTATGGAACTTACAAAAAGTTTCTATAGATGGTGTTGAATATATTTCAATTGCAGGCGCAGCTAGAGAACTAAATATAAGTAAGGCCGTAGTACGATATCGCACAAAAGAAACAACAACTAATTATCCAACTTGGAAAAGACTATGAATTACGATAACGAATTTAAAAAGTATGCCATGAGTGATTGGAACGTGAGTTCATCAAACATGGATTATTACCAGAAGCAGATTGAAGCTTCTATGACACCATACATCCTTGAAGAGCGCGAAATGCGTATGACACAGCTCGATATCTTCAGCCGACTTATGCGCGATCGCATCCTATGGGTTGCTGGTCCTGTAAATGACAATATGTCTACTGTAGTTCAAGCTCAGTTGATGTTCTTAGATAATACAAGTAAGGACGATATCACAATGCACATCGATAGTCCAGGTGGTTCTGTAAAATCAGGTTTGTCTATGGTTGACGTAATGGAATACATCAAGTGTGATATCCGCACGGTTAATACTGGGATGGCAGCATCTATGGGTTCGGTACTTCTTGGCGCAGGTACTAAAGGAAAGCGTGCATCGCTAAGACACTCTCGTACTATGTTACACCAATCTTCTGGTGGTTTCTCTGGAAACATTCAGGATGCGGAAGTTGATTGGATCGAATGGCAGAAGATTAACAAAGAGCTGTTTGAATTGCTTGGCGCTTACTGCGGTAAGACTGCCACCAAAGTTGCTAAAGATGCAACTCGTGATTTTTGGTTGACCGCTGATGAAGCAGTTAAGTACGGAATCATTGATGAGGTAATCAGACGATAACATACTCTAACACTACAAAGCCCGGGGAGACCTGGGCTTTTTGTTATGAAACAATATTACACTCTAATACTATAATATTAAAATAATATCATATGAACATTCTAGAAGAAGCTAACAAAATTATCAATCATCGCTCAGAAGAAAAGGAGCGCATGTATGGTCCATTTGAAGAAGGCATGCAGCGTGCAGCCATGATTGCATCCGGTATGACGGGTAAAGACTTTACAGGACCTGATATGTATGCAGCTCTTATTGCTCTTAAGTTTAGTCGTCATTCTTATAATTATAAAGAGGACAATCTACTTGATGCCGCGGCATATATTGGTGGTCTAGATAACTATATTAAAAAATATGGTTACGGCAAAGAGACCAACGATACTCGCACTGAAGAATGATCAAAGGACCGTTTTCATATAGCGGTAATAAGTACCGAATTTGGAATAAGTATCTGAAGCCCGTAATGCACAAATATCAGTGTGTGCATGAGCCCTTTATCGGATCGGGCGTTTGTATCTATAATTCAAATGGAGGCGGTCAGGGTCGCGATATCAACCCACATGTGGTTGTATTGCACAATGTTCTGAAAGACCCTGGTTTAATGGACAGAGTATTAAGCACTTATGCCGAATATTTCCCGGAGGGTTGTAATGCTAAGGATAGTTATAATAAGTTGCGAGACGACTTAAATGTTCTCTATATGCAGCATGGTTTGAATAATGAAAATGCACACATGTTGTATATTCTTATTCAGATGTCATTCAATTCTTTATTTAGATTTAGTTCAAAGGGATTTAATGCAGCGTATGGTGAAAAGCCATTTGATCCAGGTCGTATTGAACAACATATCAAAATAGCGCAAGATAAAAACATTGATGTGGTGTATGGTTCATATGAAACCCTGGACCTATCAAAGGTTGACAAGCAAAAAGATATCATATACTTTGACCCGCCATATGTGGCATCTAAGTTTCAGTATGGTGGATGGACAGACCAAGACGAACATACACTATTAGCGTATATTACCATGCTTGATAAAGAGGGTTATTCATTTATCCTATCAAACACATTTGCTCACCGCGGTGAAACCAATGACTATCTTATTGAATGGTCAAAGGCGTTCAACACATATTTGATTGATATGAGTTATAATGCGTGGGCTGCCAGGGTTAAAGCTGTTGAACGTGAGGACACAACGGTTGAAGTTATTGTCACTAATATTAATGGCGCATTCCCAGAACTTGTAAATGCGCACGATACTAAATACAAAACAGATCCAATTTTTTAAGGCATATATTTTTTTATGTCGCCGGGATTTGCTATATTTGTAGTGTATGAATAAGATTAATGTTTCTGGCTTTAGCCATCAACAACGCAAAGTGCGTAGTGCAGCAGAACGGGTGGCCAAACACCTTGGCCTTACTGTCGATATTAATGTGCGTAAGCTTAAAGAAACGCGAAGCGACAAGTATGCATTTGCATATTATTTCATGGGCAACCATGGTGTATGTGTATTTGAGGATTGCCCAGATGATATGTTGCCGCTTGTGATTTCACACGAGCTTGTTCACGTACATCAAGTAAGTCGCGGCGATATGGTGTTTGACCATGAGAGTCAGACGTTTTACTGGAAAGGCGAAAAGTATGATCTAGAAAAGTTAAATACAATATCATATTACGATAGGCCTTGGGAAGCTGAGGCAAAGGGGCTTGAAAAAGACCTTGCTAAAATATACATCAACAAGAATATATAATTAAACAAAGTAATTTAACATGGCTAAGAAAAAGATTTCAGACCAAGACTTGATTGACGCACTTAATGGGCTTGATAGTGTTTATGATAGAATGAGCACATCAGGTCAACAAACACTTGATGCTTTTTTTGTAAAGTATAAATAGATTGTAATTTTGTATTTACTTCTTCTAATCGTTCAGGATTATTATTAATTTTTTCGGCTAGAGTTGCACATTCATTACTAAGGTCTTGAAATTCTAATAAAACACTACTTACTCTATTCGAAATTTCTTGATAGCTTTTAGACAAACCAGCAATTTTTTGAAGTGCATTTTTTATTTCATTTAAATTTACCAAAACACCTATTTGTTCTTCATTAGCTAATAAATTAGCTTTATCTAAATTTTCAATTATAAATTCGACATTTGATAATTGTTCTAGTTCTTCTTCCAAAGAAATTTGGTCATTTTCTTTTAAGTTTGCTGCTAATAATTCGTTTAACAAGTAGTTATTATATTCTTGCTCACTAGAAAGCACTTCTTTTTCAAGTTGAAAAATTTTCAATTCCTTTTTAATAGAATTGTAATTTTTTAACTCTTCTTTATAACTTTGAATAAAAGAAACGTTATCTGCAACAGCATCCACAATATCTAATTGATACTCTTCGTTTAATATTTCTCTTGTTTGGTGTTGTGAATGTATGTCTATTAAAAAAGTAGCTAATAGTTGTAATTCACTTAAATTAACTGGACTATCATTTATAAATGCTCTGGATTTTCCGGAAGGTAAAATTTCTCTTCGAATAATAGTTTGGTCTTCGTAATCTAAATCATTCTCTAAAAAAAATGCTTTTAAATTATAATTAACCAAAGAAAATTGCGCTTCAATAACACATTTTTGCTCATTATCTTTAAGCACAGATAAATCTACTCTATTTCCTAACACTAAACCTAAAGCTCCTAACAAAATAGATTTTCCTGCTCCAGTTTCTCCAGTTATTATTGAAAATTGATTAGAAAAATCAATTTCTAACAATTCTATTAAAGCATAATTTTTTATGGATAATGATAAAAGCATTTGAATTAACTATAAGTAAGTTGAGAAAGTAATTACTGTATTTTGTTCCACTTGATAGAATTTAAAGGTGAAATTCTATTTAATGTTTCTAATAAATTTGTATTATTCATAGAAGGTCCTCCAGAAAAAACGCTAACAATCTCATCTGTTTTTGCATCAAAAAAAGTACGCGTTAATAATGCATTAGGCCTCACTTTTTGGATTTTGGAAAGAGTTTCAATTGCCAAATTAACACCTTCTTTTCCTTTTTTAAGATCTTCATGCATTAAGTCTAAACCTTGATAATGAAACTGGTACAATGCTTTCCTATATGGTGC